TACATAAAAACCTTTTTCTTGTAACCAACAGACTGCTAAATTTTCACAAAGACAACCTTTATTTTTTTGAATCATGTAAGCAATTCTATTAACGTCATTCCTAATCCACTAATAATTAATGCTGCAGCTCCTATAAGTATTTTTTCTAATCTATTAATTTGTACTGCTAATTCGTTTATTTTTGCGTGAGTTTGTTTTTGCATTATTCTACAAAGCTTTTCGTGATTATCTAATCTAATTGCTGTTGTAGTTTTTTTCATTATTTTATCTTCTCTTCAAATTTTTCTTTTTCTATATTTCTATCTTCAGTTTCTCCCACAGTTTCTAAAGCACTTGTTACTTTATCATAAGTCAATTCTTTAGATTTACTAAATACTGCCATAAGAGCTTTAATTGCATATTTACCAGCAACATCTACAGGAAAAAATATATCAGCATCGTCTTTCATACGATCATCATCACCTTCAATTTTATCTTCTAAATATTCTTTTTGAACTAACGGATTTCTTAAAGGATTAGCTGAAAACGTTTTTCTTAAACCAGCACCTCTATTTAATCCTAAATTTGCAAAATCAATAGATTTATTAATTGCTTTCATTGCTTTATCTAAAAAAGCACCTCTTTCTTTTTGTGGAAGTTTAGTCATCCATCTAGGATAGTTACCAGCTAAAAAGTTTTTTTGTGCAGCTTCAACAAATAAACCATAATCATTGAATAACATTAGATTGTCTTGACTTAATCCAAACTTATCTAATAATCTTGATGCACGGTTAAGTATTAATCTTTTATGGTTTAAAGGTCCGTAAATCATATCAATAAATAATGCAGCATTCTCTGTAGCTTTTTTAACACTTACATCCGTAGCTTTAGCTAATTTAGTAGGAACTTGTAACATTTCTAATACATCAGCCATTGATCTCATAGTTGAGAAAAATTCAGGACTATATAATTGATAAAGAGCTGATCTATTATTATTTAAATAAAGATTCATTTTAGCACCATTAATAGTTCCTGTTCTTATAGGAGTTCCTCCTATCATTTGTGCAGCTCTATTAGTAACAAAACCTTCTCCAGTTACATCTTTCATCATTCTTGCTAAAAAAACTTCTCTAATTTCTTTTACTGTTTGAACTGGTAAAGCATTTAATAATTTAGTAAGATTAGATGATTTTAAAAATCTATCGGAAAGTATATGTTCTACTATTTCGCCTGGTCCTGAACTACTTAAAATACTCCAGTTTTCTATACCTGGAAGAAATTTAGCAACCGTTGCATTTATATCATTTATTCCTTTTACAGATTCATCAATAACTTTAAATACATCATCTGAATTTTTAGAAACTTGTGAATATAATTTTTTACCTAATAGTGATTCATAGTTTTTACCAAACTTTTTAAAAAATTCTTTATGAGTCATTTCTGCTACATTGTCAGCACCCGGGATAACTTTGTTAAAATAATTTCTTAATAAAGCTTGTTTAATTCTTTCTGTTGTAGCTTTAGGAACTAACCCTTTTTCAATTAAATCACCAAAAGCCATTGCTTCAGCTCTTGAAACATCTGTATTATTAACTAATCTATTAAATAATTTTTCACTACTATATTTTAAATTTTCCATGCTTTCTTTAGTGGCACTACTTCCAAAATCTTCAGCAAAATTTTTAAAAAAAGTTGCTCTTTTTAAATTTAGTAATTCTAATTGTTCTGCAAATTCTGCGGCTAATTTAGTATCACCTGATTCTATTATTGCTTCACTTATATTTTTATTAATATTTTTACTTAACTGTTTTAAAGCACCAATTGACGTTGCATTTTCTGTAGTTTCTAATAAAACATTAACTGCATTTTTTAAAGTTACAACATCTCTTAAAGTTAAATCTTTCTTTTTTTGTAATTGTTTAAAACCTTCTTTAACATCTTTTAATTTTTTACCAGTGCTTTGAAAACCAGCATCATTAAATAAAGAATATAATCTAAATAATTTATTTTCTGCTTTAATTTTTATAGCATTCGCAGGTGTAGTTTTTTTACCAATAGTTTTTAATTTTGTAGGAAATAAACCTTTTTTAAATGTAAATTTTTTTAGATCATTTTCTATAATCTTAATAGCATTAGAAACATTAAACTTAATAGGAGTTTTATTTTTAATTACTCCAGTTTCTATGTTTTTATTTAAAAGTGATATACGAGCTTCAAGTGCTTTATAAGTATCATCTAAAGTTACACCAAACTCATCTAAATATCTTGTTGCTGCATCATCTACAAAAGATTTTTCTAATTTAATTAAGCCTTGAGAGTTTTTAATTAAAGCTAACTCTGCTTGTTTAATTCCTACTTCTGCTTGACCTACTATTTGTCTTTGAATATTTTGAATAATTTTATCAGCTTGTTTATTACCCACTTCTGATACTTTAGTTGTTTGTTTTATAATCTTATCTTCAATAGCTTTAAACTCTGCTTTAGTTTCTAATTTTGTAACTTCGTCAGATAGTAATGCTTTCTGTGCAGCACTTCCTTTTTTAATTAATTGATCCGAGTTTAATATTGCTTTACCAACTGATACTGCAAAATAATTATCTACTTCTGTTTGTGTAAAGTTAAATTCTTTTTTCATTTGTTCTTTAACTTTATTTACTTCTTTAAATATTCCAGTATTAGTTTTACCTTGTGTTTCGATAAACTCTTTAATAGTATTAGTACTTAATTGATTTTTTCCTAATATTGTAGGTAGTATTAGTTTTGCACCAGTTAAAAATACTCCTGTTGCAGCAGCATCAATTAATCCATATTTAATTGAGGCAGCTTTAGCAACTTCATCAAATTCTTCAGGGGTATATAAATCATTTTGTAAACCTAACTTATGGTAACCATACATTAATCTTGCGTATTCTGTAAAACCAGCAGCTAAAGCAGAACCTGCAACAGTACCTACTGGACCAGCGGCACTTCCAAAAGTACCAGCTATAATTGATGCAACGATAGGAGCACTATCAGCTGCAGCATCTCTTAAATCATCTGAAGATATTTGAGGAGAATCAACAGCAGAAAACATATTAGTTCCACCTAATTCTTTAGGTATTCTATAAACTAATCCCTCTTTCTTTTTACCATCATATTCTAATGGAACTGTTTTAACTTCTATTTTATCTAAATATTTAGCTAAAGTTTCTTTATCATATTTGCCTGATTTAGTAATTCTTTCAACAAGCATATTTTTAATATTATTTTCTTTAAACTGCGCTCCATCTAAACCGAATCCTAAATTAAATCTTATATCGCCTTTTATTTCATTTTCTTTATCAGCATTATATCCATTTAATTCATATAAAAGTTTAGAAGATATTACACCACCTTTAGTTTCTATACCTGCACTATCAACAAATATTTCTTCTGATATACTAGCAGCTGTTGGCTCTGATTTAATAATTAAATCTAAATTAACGCCATCGTTAGCTAAAACTTCTTTATCAACTTCATATTCAGATTTACCTTTAAAATCTATTTTTTTAGTTTCTACTGGTTCACCTAAAATTATTGCTTTAGCATCTTCAGGTTCAATATCCAATTCTAATAATTTATTAAAATCTTTTTCTTGCTCTGCTGTAAATTTAGTATCAGCAACTTTAATTTCTTCTTTTTCTTCTACTTTAATTTCTTGATTGTTATCTTCTAATTTTATTTTATCTTCTAATTTTACTTCGTCATTATTATCTTCTAATTTTATTTCGTCAGTTTCAGATAAAATGTCGTTTGGAAGTTTAATATCTTCTTTAATAATTTTTTCGTTTTCAACCATATCATTTTTAGTTGTCTGTTTTTTTATATTTCTTTTTAATATTTTCTATTTCCGCTTCTTTATTTTTTTGTGCAGTTTGAAAGACCGTAAATGAATCTAATTTACCATCTGCTTTTTGAGCTTGTAAATTTTGATAATAGTAAGCTGTAATGTAACCAGCATCAGTCACATCTTTAGCACTACCAAATAGTTTTTCTAAAGTTGTATCTGTAACTTTATTTTCTTTTCTTAATTTTTCAGCAATCATTTGTTCTGAAAATAAAATAGATTTTCTTTCAAATTGTAAATCACCTGTCTCAAAATATTTATAAGCTATATCTTCACTTTGCATAGCTATATCATTAGTTGCCATTTGTGCAGCAATAAGTCTAATTAAAGCATCAGGTCTTGTACTTATATCTCCTTTAGTTTTTAATAAAGTATCAATATCTTTATTAGAAACAGGATAAAGTTTTTTAACATCTTGAACTACTTGTTCAAAAGTTGCTGCTTGAAATAAATCATTAAATATATTCTGATCTTCTAAAGTCATTTGTGTATAATTTTCATCAGCAAATTTTTCAGCTAAAGCATCGTATTTATCTCCTAAACCTAATTCTTGTATAACACCTTTTAAATCTCTAAATGTTGCATTAAGAATTCCAGTAGGTAATTCGCCTTTTTTCAAAGCTACATTTTTAGCTAAATTATATCTTTCAATAATTGACTTACTTAAATCTTTTTTATTTTTTAAATCTTCTTGGTAAGTTTTAAAAGTCTCAGTAAGTAAATTTTCTGCTGAACTAGGATATCTTCTAGGTTCTTTTTTCTTTGCTTTCATTTTAGCAATTTCTTCTGCTGTAAATTGTTTTTCAGCTTTAAGTAATCCTTCTGCAACCATTCCTAAAGGTGATTTAGCTTGACCTATAGGTTTAATACCAGAAGAAGCATTTATAATTTCTAATCCTCTCATAAAGTTTTTCTTCTTTACAGGATCTTCACTAATTTCTGTTAATTTTTTAGGAACAGCTTCAGCAATTGCTGCAAAGTTAGAACCAACTTGGTTAGCAAAAGCACCTACAGTACTTCCTACATTAGATAAAGCTCCACTTATATCAATAGAAAATTTACCATCTTCAGTTTTAACTTCATCATTTACATCAACAGTTTCTGTTTTTGGAATAGTTCCTTTTGAATCCCCTAACATTTCAGATGTAGACATTAATACTTTTTCATCTGCCATTTCTTGAATTTGGTTTTTTTCATTTTCAGATAGTTTTTCTTCGTCTATTCTAATTTTTTGTAATCCACCTTTGTTGTCTAAATTTTCACCAAAATATAAAGCCATTATTTTCTCCGCATTTTTTTAAATGTTTGAGCAAGTCTAGCACGTTGTCCTAACTTACCGCCCTTTTTAGCAGCAGCATTTAATTTTTTAGAAGGAATTTTTTTACCTTTTTTAATACCTAAAGATTTTCTTAAAGCACCTGGTTTCTTAATTGCTTTTTGTATCCATTTTTTGTCAGCCATTAAACCTCCTTAAACTCTACATCAAGTTTAGAGTAATCTACCATTAAATAACCAAATTGATTAGGAGTAGATGCTTGTGGTACTTGATGAGCCATTACACCTTGATATGTTTTATCATCACCTAAATATTTAAAGTTATAAATTTTAATTCCTTTAGGAGATTTACCAACTAACTTAATATCTTTCTTTAATCTTATATCAGACATAAACTGTGCTCCAGCTAATGCTGCACCTGATACTTGACCAAAGATACTTGGTCCAGCTACAGGTGTACCTACTGATCCTGATCTTTCTTCTCCATAACTTCTTATAGGAGCACCCGATAAAGCTCCAACCATTTGTCTTATTTGTCCAGCAGGATATTCTCTTGCTTCTATAAAATCTCTGTAACCTTCTGCAAGACCAGCTTGTTCTATACCACGAGCTGATTGACCAAAAGCTTGAAGTCCTTGCGAAGCTGATTGTAAAGCACCTAGTTGAGTAGTCGCTCCTCCCATTTGTGCTGCTCTATCTGCCATAAATCTATTTGCACCTGATTCAAAACCAGCTTGTCTTAGTCTTGCTGATGTATCAGCTACTGAATCTAAATATCTTTCTTGTCCTAAAACATTTTCTATACCTTGTCTTTCTCCACCAAAAGCACCTGATCCTATTGCTTGAGCACTCATTGCTTTTCTAGATTGTCCATAAGCATCACTTAAATCTGTTAACGCACCAGATATTACTTGATTTTCATAAGGATTAGCATAAGCTTGTGCAGTAGCAGTATCATAAGTTTGATTTGCAATATTAGCTAATTGACCTGATTGAGGAATAATTTGATTTTTATAAATATTTTCTGCTTGTATTTCTGATGGATCTAATTGAGCTATTCGTTGACCAGTGTAAGCAGTATATGGTTGACTAAAAACATTTTCTGCTGTTCTTAAAGTTCGTTCTTGAATTTCTTTAAAATATTCAGGTATATCATAGCTAGTCGATGACTGCGATGGCGCCTGTACTACTGTTGTGCTTGGTTTGAAAATACTACCCATTGACTATATAAGTTCCTCCGATAACTTTAAATCCTAATTTATTAAAAGCTTTATCTTTTCTTTCAACGTCTTTACCTTGAAAGATTTCGCATATCGCTGTAACTTTATTAGCTAGTGCGTATTCTTTGAAAACAATCATTATAGAACGAAATATCCTAAAGTTTCTATGTTTAGGATTAACATGTAACCATAAAGTTCTCATAAACTTTTTGTCACTATACCATGTTTCATCGACTGTAGCAGCCAATGTTCCTACAATAATATTTTCATGTTCTACTACTATAACAAAACTATTCTTAATGTAAAACACTATATTTTCTAGAGCTTTAGTATTATTAGTATTTCCAAAGTTAAAAGGAGCTTCTGTAAGCCACGTTTTAAGTAATTCTCTTATTCGAACAGCGTCAGATATTCTAGCTGGTCGTATTGTATATTTATCTTTTTCCATCTTGTTTTATATTTACTCTCAACGTGCCAAATCTCCAGTTATCTCCGACCGCTGTATTTTCTATTTTTATATTAGATTGTCTACCACGAATACGTGTATTTAAAAACCCTGTTGTGTTACTGACTGTTAATGTTTCTCCTACTGTTGCTGTATCATTAGGATAATCTTTAACACTTAAAGTTAATACAGCGTTTCCAGTTTGATTTTGAAAATCTGGTATAACTTTATTAATAAAACTAAATGTTTCGCCATCAGCTATATCGCCATCACCAGATTGTATAAAAGCTTGTAAAGCAGCTCCATCAGCATCTACACCTGATTCTTGAGCATATATAATACTTCTTCCATCTGTTAATCCATTTATAGTTGTAATTGTACTAATATTAGAATTAGGAAAATACTCTGTAGCTAAAGGATTTAGTTCAACTCCATTATCTTGATATGTACTTCTATCCATTGTTCCATAATACCAAGAATTTTCTAAATAATTATAAATTACATAACGATCATTTTGAGAAGCTGAACTAGAACAATAATACCATATTACTTCAGAGAAGTTAGAATTTTGTGCAGCATAGACTTGTGCGTATTGAACTTTATTAATATCATCAAATACGTGATTAAGAATACTGCAAGGTATTTCTTGAACAGCACCAGCATATCTAAAAAACTGTCCATCAGACATCCAATAAGCTACATCATCTATTACTATTGCACTATTTAATCCAACAGCTCCACAATCATTACCTAATTGTCTAAAACCAAATATAAAAGGTGGACCAATAAAAGACATCGATTGCATTGTAGTATCTGTCCATACAAGAATAGTTCCTTTAGCAGGTCTTGCACATCTAATTTCACTACCACCAGCTATTCTTTGTGATCCAGCAGAATTAGTTACATTAGGTGTCCATTGATTATAATCTTCTTGATCAGACCATCTAATAAACATTTTATCTTGAGTAGCT